TTGCATTTGACCGAAATGTCGTTAAACTAAAGTGTAGACTGCGAAGTCTATAAACTAGCGTTTATTTATTTGTTACATTTACACTTTGTTGTTCCTCTATTTAGGAACAACCAAAAATACTCTAACCTTATGTCTTGGCAATCAGATATGAGCCGTAGAAATCGAACCCTGATTAATTACAATGGGATATTTTATGATCCGCGTTAGCATGTTACCTTGGTGATAGTATCACTAGGAACCTCTGTGTTACGAAGTATAGTCAGGATAATCGATCGTCCGCTTATGTCGAAATGAAGAGATTTAAATTTCAGCTCTATAACAAGCAATTTCCCGGAAGTATTTGTTTTGTTGTATCTGTCAGTGTGAGAGACTCTGGTCTCACAGCATGGTTAGTAGAGATATAAATTTTGGGCTAATACCCCCTTTCCCTTTTATTACAAAACTCGTTTTAGAGAAGTAAGGATGATCCTAACTACATCATCACAAGTTACCGGACCGACCGGGAGTAATTAAAGGAAATTTATGGACTTTAAAAGCTGGATAACGTCCACCAGCACAAAAATGACTGTAAACAGTCACCCAATTGATTATGTCGGCCCAACAGTTGTTACCACCGACAGTCGAACTTCCACAAACCTTTGAGAGTGAGCGACGACAGCTCACATTGACTACTTCAAATCCTTTGGTCTACATGATCCGTATGCGAGCCTTGGAGAAGAAGTATTTCGCGCGGCAGGGAAAGAATACACCCTCCCCCATTGAGAAGGAAACAATTTTTTCCGCTGCATTACGCGTACTTACGCGTAAGGTGCATTGTGATGCACCTTTTTTCAACATCTTCATCACCGAACTTAACACCAGAAAGTGTGTGCAAGTTGATCCGAGTGAGACATTGGAGGACGTTTGTTTTCGAAACAACATTGACTTGAGTGATGCGTGGGCATCTTACAACGGGAAGCCTATTGTCATCACTACACCACTCGTCGAGTATAACATTGGCGAGGGAGCATGTGTGATTGTGCATGCGCGAATGCGAGGTGGCACATCACGTCACCCTTACCGTCTGTACACTCACGTGGTTGAATGTGAAGACATGGTCCTGAATGAGCGATTTCAGTTGCAGGGGAAGTTTACCCAAGCGCAGAGTGCCGTTATTGACAGTATTATGAGCACGCTCCAATCCCTAAGGGGGTCAGTGTTGAAGGACAACTGTGAGATTTTGGACACACTGGAGAATTTCTTCCAGATTGTCTATTGGTTTCAGAAGTGCGATTCCATGCGAGATTATTCCATGATGCTCGCACTGGCTCACAAGTTGATGATTGGGACCAGCATCAGTTCGCACTTGATGCAAGCTTTTGGTTTCAAAACAGAATTGCAAGGACAATTCACCGATTTTGTGAAAAACATGCGTGATTTGTACACAACAACTCACGGTATGATCGGTAAGGACTCTTTGTTGGCTAAAGTGCGCAAAGTGTATTCGTACCTTCTGGTGTGCGGCATTCTGCGTCCATTTGGTCTGCGCCTGTCTGAGGAAGATTTCCTCAAGTTGGACGCGAAGCTCAAATATGAGTATTCTGATCACACAAGTATGGTATTCACGATGTTCGATGCTGCCATCACTATTTGTGAACGTGTTGATGCATACATCCTCACAGGTGATTTCCGAGCACTCATTCACAACGATCTGGTTTATGCCAAATGGGCACAAGAAGCCGATCGTATTTTGGGATTGGGTCCATTTACAGCGAACCTTGGCGCACATGGCACAACCTACTTTGCTTTTGTTTCAGATTTGAATAACGCTATTGAGACAGGTGAATCCATTTGTGGGTATACTCGAGCACACAGTGGTGCTGAGGGTGTACACATGCGACGAAAATTGGACAGCCTTAGACTTCTCAAGAACACTGAGATAACTCGTAGAGCAGCGCAGAAGGAGCGTAAAGCTCCTTTTGGTGTGCTCATACATGGTGGATCTAGTGTAGCCAAGTCAACCTTTTCCAAGATGCTCTTCTACTACTACGGCAAGTTGCATGGTTTGAAGACGGAAGATCATTTCCGCTATGTGCGCTCACCTACTGAGGAGTATTGGAGCAATTTCGATTCGAGCAAGTGGTGCATTCACTTGGACGATATAGCATTCTTGCTACCGGCCAAGAGCTCCGAAATTGATCCTACGTTGAAG